CGACGCTCTTCCGATCTGAAGCCACTACCGCCAAGGTTACTCTTACCGCTAAATGCAAGGGCGCTTATGTCTCTGCAAGTAAGGGTGGCTTGAATGTTTCCGTGACTTCCGAAACGGCTGGCATCACCGCTGGCGCTGTGAGCGCTACGGATGGCGTCGGTACGGTTGACCTTGAAACGGCCCTTGCTGCCGCTTTCCCGGAACGTTACCACATCATTGTAAGCCCGGTGAACGACGAAACGAACCTCGGCAAGCTCAGGACTCATCTTGAATCCGCTGCCGCACCGCTTGAACAGCGTGGTCAGCGAGCCATCTGTGCGATGGTCGCTGCTACCGCAAGTGCCGCCAAGACCGAAGCTCTTAAGCATAACTACGAACGTTTGCATATTGCGGCAGTTAAGAACAAGATCAATGCTACCGTCTGGGAAATTGCGGCGGGTGCCGGTGCAATCTTTGCAAGCAACTCCAAGCCTAACGTCCCGATGAACGGCGTTGCCATTCCGGGGCTTGCGATTCCTGATAGTGAAGACAAGTGGAGTGGCGAAGACCAGGATGTCTTGCTTTATGGCGGCGTGATTCCGCTGGTAGAAGAAGATAGCCAGCTTTGCATCGTGCGTGCCGTGACTACGAAGAGCAATAATAGCGGTGTTCGCTTTACCAAGCTTATCGACACGGGCGTTATCGCTTCGCTTGACTACTTCCGCGATTCGATTCTCTCCACGCACAAGGTGAAGTTCAAGAACAAGGTTATTCATGCACTTCTTGCGGATGCAATCAACGAAGAAAACAAGAAGGTGGCGAAGGATCTTGAAGATGATGAAATCTTGCGCTATATCGATGATTACGCAGACCAGTTCATCACTCAGGAATCTAAGAAAGAACCGGGCCGCATGCTCTGCCAAATCCCTGCACCTGTCGTGCCTGGCCTCAACCAGATCTATTCCACCATCGACCTTTATCTGTAAGGAGTGAACCATGAGAATTACTTCTCTTTCTCTCGTCAAGGACGGTTCTGAAATCACCGACTTCTCGAAGTTCAAGGAAAACGAAATCGAGACCACCCAGACCGTAGAACACTTCAATGGCGAAGACTTCGTTAAAGTGCCGAAGAAATACGGTTTCTCGATTACGTTCTTGCCGAAATCGGGTGCAGACCTCGATTGGGTTGCCGAAGAAGACAAGAACGACAATGGCTGGACTGTCATCGTGAATTACGTTGGCGGTTCGAAGGTCACGTTTACTGGTGTGCATCTTCTCAAGTCTACTCCGAACGAAGTTGACGGCAAGACGGCCAAGGAAACCCAGCTCGAATTTTACGCTGCAAGTCGCAAGGTATAGCTGATGAGTGGATTGTCTGATAAAATTCAAGCTGCTCATGAAGCTGCTGAAAAGGTCGATGTCGCAGAATCTGCTATTATCGACCAGATCAAGGCTTCGCACGAAGTCTTCAAGGATATCGAATGGCCCGGTGTTCCGGGCGTGACTGTCCGCATGAGGCTCTTGACAGTTTCCGAAGCCCGCAAGGCGAAAGTCGATAACCAGCAAGAGTTCAAGCGTGATGGCCTTGAAGTCGGAGGTGAGAACTGGGCCGATTACCGCGAACAGGAAGCGGTACACGGTATGTGGCGGGCTTTTTCCGACCCTGAAACGGGAAAGCCTGTTTTCCGCAATGCCGAGCACATGCGAACCCTGTGCACCAATGATGAACTGAAAGCCTTGTGCGATGCTTACAATGCCTTCTCCGACGAGAATGATCCGAACTTGGAAAAGCTCACGGACGAAGAATTTGAACAGCTCAAGGAAACTCTCAAAAAAAAACCGGACCAGATTCGCTCGAAAGTCTTAAGCTTGCCTGTAGCTTGGAGGCTTCTGCGTATTTTGGTTGCCCCGCAAGAGAACTAAACGACGCCCAATGGCTCCTCGTCTTCGCGATGAAGGGCTATTTGGTCGATAACGATAAAGGATGGCAGAGCATTGGCTGACAATAGCGTTACATTGCGGATTGGCGCTGACCCGACTAAGCTTCAGAACGGCTTGAAGCAATCTTCTGCCGCGATTGACAGCTTTGGCTCTCGTGCCCGCGCAAGCATTGCTCGTGTAGGTAGTTCCCTCAAGGGGCTTGCCGACCGCATGGTTACGCCATTCAATTCGTTGGTTCTTGGCGGTGGTCTTGGCATGGCCATCAAGAACGTGGGCGATCTCTCCGAATCGCTCATGTATTACGGCTTTGCCGCAAAGAAAAGCGACGCGGACACGAAGGTGTTCCGCGATTCGCTGCATAAGATGGCCGTTGAGACGGGTATTTCAGCCAACGAAATTTTGCAAGGTGTTTCAAAGATCGGTGAAATCACTGGTAAATTTGATTTTGCCGAAGAAATGGGCGCTAACCTAGCTAGGGCGGCTAAAGCTTCTGGAGCAGCGGTAGAAGATTTGGCATCTGTAGCAGCTTCGTTGAGTGGATCAATGGGTTATGGAGCTGACCAGGTTCAAAAGGCATTTAACGCCCTAATTATTCAAGGTGAAGCGGGTTCTTTTACTTTAAAAGACTTCGCAACGCAGGGCCGTGCTTTGCTTGCTTCGGCTTCGTCTGCGGGAATAAAATCTTCTGAGCAATTTGCAAAATTCGGATCCTTCCTGCAAATCGTCAACGAAAAAATCAAGAGCGAAGCAGAAACAACGACATCTGTTTCTACGCTCTTTTCGGAACTGATTGACAAGGCGGGCGATATCCAGAAAAAATTTGGCGTCAAGGTTCTCGACAAAAACAAGGAAATGCGTGAATTTGACGTTATAATCAAAGAAATTATGGAAAAAACAGGTGGCAAGCTTAATAAACTTTCGCCTGTTTTTGGAGCATCTTCCATGAAAGCCATTTATCCGTTGATTGCTGAATATAAGAACGGATGGGAAAGAATGGACAAAATTGCCAAAGATGGCATGGAAGGTATGACAAATACGAAAGTCTTGGATGATTATTTTAACAGAACATCAAACGACTTTAACACTAACATAGACAAAATGAAAGCTGTCGCTCAAAAATTTGCGAATGAACAGCTTACGGGTCCTGTAGAGGGATTGACCAACGCTCTCAAATACTTGAACGAGCATCAAGGTCTTGTTACTGCGGGATTCACCGCGATGAAATACGCAGCCATGGCTCTCGTAGCCGTGAAGATAGGGAGCTTCGTCAAGCAGGTTGGCGGGCTTGCGATGGATATCAAGGGGATATGGTCCAAGAAAAGCGGCAACGCGACCGCTGATGCTATTGAAGCGGCTGCGGGCGGTGTCCAGAAAGTATTCGTCGTCAACATGGGTGGAGGCATGGGCGGAGCCAACTACATGGACGATGACCTCCCTGTAAATACGCAAAAGACTACAAAGGCGATGGAAACGACTACCAAGGAAGTGGGGCGTTTCCGTCAAGGTCTTTCAAACGCCCGTGCTGGGCTAAATCGCTTGGGCGGTTCGGCTCTTGGCGGTCCTCTCCTTGGTATCGCCACCAATTGGGCTATGGGACAAATCTACGACTTTGGTCAAGCCTTTATGGAATGGCGCAATGTCGTTACCTCCTCGCGTGAAACCGCTCAAAATACTATCGACACAAACGCCAAGAGCTTTGAAGAAAAGTACGGCAAGAATGTCCACGCCAAACGTCATGACGAAACCCTCAAGCAAATCCAGGAAGAGGAAACGAGTTTTTGGCCGTCGCAAAAGAAGCTAGACAAGCTTTATGAAACGCTGAAAATCCAGCGTGAGCTGATGTCGCAAGATATCAAAAGCGGAGCGCAAAAGGTCTCTGCCGATGAATACATGAAGAACCTTACTGTCGCCCCCAATATCGTCATCAACATTGATGCAGCCAACAATCGCTATACCGCTGAAAGCGACGGCGGCAAACCGGCGAATGTCAAGCTCAAACGGCAAAACACACCTTCGTTCGGGTAATGTATGGCAGACGTGAATGAACCTAGAGAATGCACGCTTGGACCGTGGAATCTGAAACTCGTATCCATCGGAGACGAGATTAGCCACGCCATTGCCGAAACTCAGTATCCGTACAAGAATGGTGCGGATCTTGAAGATATGGGTGTAAATCCCGAAGTATTGCGTTTTTCGTGCGTTCTCACAAACGGCGACTACGAAGACAACTATCAAGCCCTCCGTAACTGGTTCCTCTCTATTTTCGCAGAGCCTATTGAACTTTGCCATCCAAAGCACGGTGTACTGAAAGGCTATCCGAAAAACGCCTCGTTTGCCGAAGATCGCCGCAAGAGCTTTGCCCAAATCGACTTTGATTTTGAAATTGCCGATATCCAGCCCGACATTCAGGATTTTACAGACCCGGCAGAAGTTTGCGAAGAAGAGGCTAAGGAAACCAACGCCGAAGTTCAGAAGGCCCTTGCCGAAGAAATGCAGCGTGAGGGCGTTCCTGACGTTCCTGGTGATGACTGGTCTCTGCTTGATTACTGGGGCTCTATTGGTGATGGAGCCCGCGCTTTTGCCGCTAGCGTCGCTGAATACGTAGGTAAAATTCAGGGCGTAATTGCCACAGTCCGAGCTCCGTTAGATGCTCTAAACACGGCTATTGATTATGCGGAGACGCTTTCCGGTGCATTGACCGGAAGTCTGCAAAAGTTCTGCGATTCGCTGACTGCCCTTGGTCGAAAGACGGGGTCTTCGTCTGCAATTTCAGTCATGGCAAATAGCTTTATGGAACAGCTTTTGTCCTTTGAAGGGGCTCCAACGGCTGTCTATGCAGCGTTCGCTACGCTAGCCGCTTCGACTCTAGCCAACGAGACCGCAAAGCAGATCAACGAGGACGAAGCAAAGATGGGCGAATCCATCGCTTCTGAAAATATTGTGTCCGATGACGCTCTTGGCAGGCCTATTGCTGAATCTACAGAACCGTTCATCATGACTCCAGAGACTCTTGAAAATTCTTTGGCGACCGTCCGCGAGTTCATCAACAAGGTTTTGCCTGTGGCGGTTTCGCCGGAACGCCTTAAGAAAATGGCGGCGACTCTTACGGCTTCAGTGCTTAGAATCAAGATGGAGTACATGACAACCAAGACCGTCAATGTACCGTATGAAACTCCATTGCACAAGGTGTTGCTGGACAACGGTCTCAATTACAGGGCTGCTGACCGGATCTGTGCCTTGAACGGCGTAAAAAATCCGACATTTATGAATGGCGAGGTGCTTATCTATGAAAAATGATGAAGTAATTGTCGCCGTGAAGAATGCAAGGATGGATCGTTTTGTGAGTTTCACGATAACGTCTGACCTGTTCGCTCCCGAAGGAAGCTTTTCGTTTGATGTTGATCCGAGATACGATGTCTCTGCTGGGAACTTGTGCTCCATTTTTGTCAACCGCAAGATGGTGCTAGCTGGCATCGTTGACACGGTTAAGCGTTCGCTGTCCAAGCAGGGGCCGTCGCTTTCATTTGAGGGACGTTCTGTTGCAAGTATCCTTACGGATTCTTGCGTTACGAAGTTTTCGACGCTGCCCACCAAGATTGACTCACTAGCAGAGCGTCTTGTGCGGCCGCTCCCGTTCATCGGCAAAAAGGACTTCATCTATAACGGGGCAAAAAAAGAATCCGTCAGTAGAAAGTTTGTAGAAATTTCTCCGGGCGATACGGTATTCGAGGTCATTAAGCGTGCTGCCAATTCTCTTGGCTATTTGTTCTGGGCGTCGCCTGATGGCAAGTTCGTTTTTGACAAGCCTCTTGTTCGCGGTAGGGCTGACTACAAAATCCATGCGTTGGAAGATGGCTCGGAGATGGATTATATCGAGGGCTCGGTTGAACATACCATCAACGGAATCCATAGCGAAGTTAAGGTTGTTGGCGAAAGTCAGGATGGCGACGATATCAAGTACGTGATGGCCACGGCGAAGAACGGCGACATGCCGTTTGCAAAGCCTCTGGTCGTGAACTGGAACGAGAACGACGGTCCGGCAAAGCGTACCGCCGAGCTTCAAGTCGCTGTCGAAAAAGCCAGTTCAACAAGACTTGAATACACTCTTAAAGGCTTTTCACAAAATGGGAAAGTCTGGCAAATCAACAAATTTGTCGATGTGAGGGACGATTACAACGGAGTCCGTGATGCATATCTTGTCAAGTCGGTAACATTTACGCTGGACCGTCAAAACGGCATGAGGACAAAGCTGGAACTCCAGCCGGGAGGTTCGCTATGATGAAGTTTTTCACCAGCATCGTGACGAGCTGCAAGGACATTGCAGGAAAGCTTCGCCGCGTGAACGCCTCCGCTAACGGCATCGATGTGGAAAATCGCCAGCTGATGCAGCAGTTTGGCTTCGTGTCTGTTCCCAAAAAGGGCTCAAGAGTCCTTTTTTTGCAGTTTGGTAATGTCACTATCGGGGTCGCCTCTGACGGTTCTGACCGCCCGGAAGTCAAGGAAGGCGAAGTTGCGGTTTACGTGGGCAAGGACAACTACATATTGCTGAAACAAAACGGCTCTATTGAAATCAAGGCCCCCAAAGGGGTTGATATTGACGGGAATTTGCGCGTTACAAAGGATATTTGGGACAATACGAGCAATCCTGCCGATGTCGGTTCTGTAAACAACATGAGGCAAATCTTGAAACAGCAGGTGCATGGAACGGCTGTCGGTCCGTCTTCTCCTGGCACCCCTCCGATTATTCCAGACCCACCTCCGGCGGTATAGCATGAACAAGGAAACTCTTTTAGAAGAAATTGAAATGTCGCTTACTGTGGCAAAAGGCAGTTTTTTCAAGCGGCCTGAGTTTGGCCACAGGTTCAAGGAACTCCGAAACGTTTCTGCTTCAGAAACGACCCGACAGAAATGCGAGGCGTATGCCACCGAAGCCTTGCAGTGGCTTGTGGATTATAAGCACTTGAAATCGTTAAAAGCGAATGCGACAGTTGTCAGTGATGACAAAATTCTGCTCCAGGTGGAGTGTAATGCCTATATCGGCGAGACGATAACATTCAAACGATTTGTAGAGGTTGGCTATGGCCATTAGTGTCGATGCGATTTTGCAGAGGATGATTACAGATGCAGAGAACCTGAATCCATCCTTGATTGGAACGATTACGCAGGGAACGAATATCTATATCCGTTTTGCAACGGCTGCTTCTGCCATTTGGGGTGTGTATAAGCAGATTGACTGGACTGTTGACCAAATTTTCCCCTCTACAATGTCGAAAGAGTCGCTTCAAAAGTTTGCGACGGATCGCGGCAAGGATGTCGACAACCTTACCGGGGCTGAACTTTTGGCCTTTGTTCTCGACCTTCTTAGAAAACCGCCATCTGGTGGCAAGGATACCGATTACGAGCGATGGGCTTTAGAAACTTCTAGCAACGGGGCTGTTGCCTCGCTTATACCGTCCATGATCAGTGCTTCTTCGGGAGGCATTGACCTGAATGCTGATGCGCTATGCGATCCCAAGAACCGCGAGTCCATCGGCTTTAGAGTCGGTAGTAGCGATGTTGGCAAGGCTGTCATTGTTGATTTCGGCTCTGCTCAGAGTATTTTCGGCGTGGGGCTTGGGTTTACTACTTCCCGTGGAGCAGATTTCCGCGTCTATTCATCTACCGATGGAACCACTTGGACTCAGCGTTCATCGTTGTCTGCGTCTCACTGGTCAATGGATACGTTTACGGCTGTTGAGGCACAATATTGGAAAATCGAACTGCATTCCATCGAGGCCCTTGAAAGCTGGATGACTCCAGAACTTCATAAGGTCCTTTGCTTTGGCCTTGAGTTCTATACCGACGAAAGCCATATTGAAAAACCGAGCTATGCAAAGACCAGGAAGAATGCCTATGGCACTGGAACCATGGCAATCTTGCTCGCTCCGGTATCGCTCTCGATGAGAACTATTGAAAGTGTACGCGAACATTGCGAGGATGAAGGGCCTGTTGCCCCGAAAGAAATCTTCGTTTCGGTTCAACGGGAGACTACTGTCGATATCCGGGTAACTGTAGACGGGTTCAACGATTTTGACGAGGCGTCGTTCCGCACGGATGTGCAGAAATACTTTACAGAGCTTAAAGCTGGTGACAAGTTTGTCGCTGCTCAGATAATTGTTTTCGTAATCAAACATGGTGGCGTCGATGCCGTCGTTGAAACTTCTGTCGATGGTTCAGCCTATGCTGAAACAGTGACCTTGAAGGCGCAACCTGATCAAAAGTATGTTCTTGGCTCGATTACAGTCTTGGGGTAACTTATGCCGGTCAATCCATTTGAATCAAAGCACTATAGGGCTGTTGCAAGGCTGAATCCGCTTCCGATGGACGCCGTTGACTATGCTGTGTGCAAAGAGCTTGACCGGGCGCTCGATGCCGCAGACCAGGCACATGAAGAATCCTTTGTGAGCACATGCACTTTGCAGGGTACAATGACCCGCTGGGAGGATGTGTTCTGTCTTCCCGGTACTGGAACTGAGCAGGAACGCAGACAGGCCATTATTGCGGCAGCTAACAGACAATGGGGCATAGCTGCAAAACACTACCGATTTATTGCCGAACAGATGGGCTTTACAGTCGTTGTCGGCAAGCCTAATAGACTTTTCAGGGCAGGTCTTTCGAGAGCTGGAGAGCGGTGTTATTCCGAAGACGAAGCTTATATCTGGACCGTATCGGTCAATGCGTCAAAGGCTGCCTGCGGAGCTCTTGTCAAGGCTTTTGAAGATCAAAAAATCCCTTTTACCGAGATAAGGTGGACGTTCAATGACTAGATACGAACAGTTGAAAAAAGACTTGATGCAGAACTTCAAGGCCTTCCAAGACATAAAGCATCCGGGAGGTTCTGACGAGGCGAACGCCATTGTAGCGGAGGGCCTTGCCGAGAGTATCGCCAAGGAAATTGACCGTGGCCTTAATGTGGAATTTCGTGGTGAGAGGCTTGTCGAAGACATTAACCGCGAAAAGAAACAACCTGGATATATCTATACAGCGACAAACGCAGGGCGACTTGTCGGCGACCCGCCGCTTGAAGTGGTCAGCAATACAGTAGTCCTTTGGAATGGCGAAAAGTTCAAGATTGTTCTTAGACTTGTCCCTACAGATTACAGGCAGATTATCCGTGACTTTCTGGCATCCTTTAGGATTGACTCGTATCTTTCGCCAATTTCACAGAACCCAGTTCAAAACAGAGTTGTTACAGCTGCATTAGATAGCGAAAGACGAGCTCGAATAGAGGCTGACGAACATATTCAGGAAGAGATTGACGGACTTGACGAAATCTTCGAGACTAAAGAAGACGCTAAGGCCAAGGTTCGAGCCTGGGGTGTCGGGATGCGATATCAAAATTATCAAACACTCAAATTTTTCAGACCTGAAATTTAAGGAGAAAAGACCATGGAATTTGAAGTAAGCAGACTAGAAGACGTTAATGGCGATGGCGCCAACCTTCTCGCCAAAAAACTTGCCCAGCAGATTCAGCTTGCTCTTTCGGGCGATGTTTCTGGGGAAATTGCTACAGACTTCGGCAGCAATGTCAATATCGTTCTGTCTATTGGCTTGAAAAAAGTCAAGAGTACGCATATCGACGATGACGCAGTGCGTGCCGAACATGTTAAGGATGGCGAAACACTCCCAGTTGATATTTCAGGAAATGCCGAAACCGCAACGAAGGCGACTAAGGATAGCGACGGCAATATCATAAAGAACCATTATGCGACCAAGGATGAACTTACACAAGGTTACGTCCCGCTTTCGCAGAAAGGGGTGGCAAATGGGGTTGCAACGCTCGGCGGTGATGGCAAGGTCCCTGCAACACAGCTTCCGTCGTTTGTTGACGATACGCTCGAAGGCTACCTCTACAACGGCAATTTCTACAGCGATGAAAACCATACCATCCTTATTGCGGCTGAATCAGGCAAGATTTATGTTGACCTTCCATCGAACCGCTGCTATCGCTGGAGTGGCTCTCAATACACCGAAATATCGCAGTCGCTTGCGCTTGGTGAAACATCCTCGACTGCATATAGAGGCGATCGTGGAAAAACGGCGTATGACCATTCTCAGCAGACTGGAAATCCTCATAATACCAGTCTTAACGACCTTGGCGTAACGGCGACAGCCTCTGAATTAAACATTCTTGACGGAGCAGTTGTTTCAACTTCGGAACTCAATAATCTTGACGGTTCAACGGGCAATATTCAGGACCAGCTGAATGATAAAGCCGTTCCGTCCGATATAGCGACGGCTATCGCCACGGAAGTCGCTAATCGTAATGATGCAATTACGGCAGCAATTCAAGCTCTTGATTCTGAAAAAACTTCTACAGACGGCACTAATGTCCAGGTCGAAGTTACGCTTGAAAATGGCAAGGTAACGGGCGTCAGAATCGTTACTGACAATACGGCCAGTTCCACCGCTCTGCAAAACGAAGCCAACACCCGTTCTGCCGCTGACCAGGAACTTAGCACCCGATTGACTGCGGTCGGATCGGGTAAAATGGATAAGACAGCCAAGGTGAATTCGTGGCAGGCGACGCCCGATAATGAACACGTACCGTCCGAAAAACTTGTCAAGGATTCCATTGACGCTATCAGTACGGGATCAAACCAAAGACTTGACGAACACGAACTTGACAAGGATAACCCGCACGGAGTAAGCCTTGTACAAATGAATGTCCCGTATCTCGGAAATTGCCTTTATGACGGGACTACTAAAACTTTGAAATTTCTTGATACTAGGTTTACATCCAAAGGGACTCCTATTGCCACCAATGATCCGCAGGTTGGTGACGCCCTCTATGTTGACGGTTCCGGGAATAAGGTGTTTTACAAGGGCGGCGACCTGCTTAATGGAACGACAATTCCGTCAGGAATGCAGCCGGTTGGTGTAATTATCAAACGTTCTGGTGATGATGTCCTTATTCACTATTTCAACTGTGATGTATCAAAAAAGTTTGCTGCCGCATGGATTTGGGAAATAACGGGCTTTGTTTTGGACGGCAATTCTCACAATATTGTGTTTAGACAAAAATCGTCAAGCAATGCGGATGTGACGATTGGTACGTTTACGTATTCCGAAGACAATATCAGCGACTTCTGCGATGCGCTCAACGCTTGGCTCGTGGAGCATCCTGGTGGAACAACTGCCGGGGCTGGCTGGAATTATAACTGGCACTGCGAATACGGCTATAATTATCAGGGCAATCTCGCTTGTCTTGTTATTGCTGACAATATGGTTGACTATAGGCAGTCTGCAAGCATTATTTCGTCTGGTGCTACAGATTCGATGAATATGGCGAATAATCTTCCTGCTGTCTCTGATTCCGTCGGATACGCTAGAGAGGGTGGTTCTCACGGAATAAGTGCCGGAGCGAATGCCGCTAGACTGATTGAATGGTATAGCAGCAATGCTGGAACTACAGCGGTATTGACAAGAGATATTACGCCAACAACAGCACATGAAATTGTATCCAAAACGCAGTTTAATAATGACAAACATTGTGCGCCGTTAAGGGCTGCCTATAAGACATTTGAAGAATACATCAAGAAATGTGTCATGATGAAATGGCCGTGCCTTGATTATGGAATGAAAACGTCTTACGGCAAGGCTCATGAATGGACTCAGGCGTTGGCTGCAAGACAGCATCATAATATTAACGGTGATGTTGTAAATACGTTCCCTGCGGCTAGCTATGCAGCATCTATCAATTTTGATTCGCCGGGCCTTCGTTCAGGTGAATGGCGTATGATGGGCATTGAGGATTCTTTTGAAATGCTCAGTAAGATGACTTGCGGTTTATCTGGACATTCCTCTTACAGCGGGTATGACATTGTAAACAAAACGCTTGCTGCCATGGGTGGTTCAGTTGTAAGATTGACTGATTGGCGCTGGCTCGCGGTGCGCAGTGGCGGTAATTACGCGTGGATTTTCAGCAGCAACGGAAATTTCAACGCCTACTACTTCGCTTACGCCGGCCGGGTGTCGGCGGTTGCGCTCTTAACCTTATAATTTATAACTTTGTGGCGGCTCTTTGTAGCCGCCACTGGAGGAAAACAATGAAAGGAAAGTCTTATAAAAGATGGGAAGATACTGGACTCTATGTCGATACCTATGAACTGTTCAAGTCTGTTCATAGTGTAATATATGACTTTCCAAAAAAAGATCGTGTTGTGCTTGGAGACAAAATCCATGATAAGGCTTCTTCGATGATAGCCCATGCGGGAATGGCTTACAAACTGGCTGACCGTCGAAAGGATGAAATCGATCTGTTCATCTGTGATTTTGAAGTTTTAAAAGCGTACCTCCGGCTTGCTATCGACCTTAAATACCTCCAACCTGCGAAGCAGGTAAAAATTTTTACGTATATCCAGAGAATCGACGAAGGCATAACGAAATGGCGTAAAAGCGTCATGTCTAAGAACCAGGCGCTCAAGGTGTCAAACTATGACCTTGAGCCTGACAAACAAGAACCAAGAGGAGGCGACAGATTCATTTAATCTATCTTCAGCAGTCGCCTTATTGACGTTGCAGTGCGTTTTTTTTTGTTTTTGGCGCTGGCTCGCGGTGCGCAATAACAATAATAACGCGTGGATTTTCAACAACAACGGAAATTTCAACAACAACAACTTCAATAACGCCGGCCGGGTGTCGGCGGTTGCGAACTTGAAAAATGTTTGTCGGTTAGAAACTATGGTAGAATTGAAAGATCTGATAGAAGTGTATTACAGGGCGCGGAAGAACAAACGCCGTTCTTCCGATACATTGAAGTTCGAAGTGGACTTTGAGGCAAACCTTGTAAACCTACAGAGAAAAATCAATTCCCGTGAGCTTACCGCAGATTCTAACTATGCCTTCGTCGTTTTCTCTCCTAAACCCCGTGAAATTTTCGCTACATCTATGGAAACGAGAGTTGTCCACCATTATTTGGACTGGAGACTTCGCCCAATATACGAAAGTGTGCTCTCTCCCATATCGTTCAATAATCGCAAGGGAATGGGCCAACACGCTGCGGTGGAAACCTTCAGGCGATTTGTTCGTGAAGAATCCGAGAATTACACCCGTGACGCCTGGATTATCCACCTAGATTTCAAGGGCTATTTCCCAAACGCTGATGTTGAAGTCGCTTTCAAACAGCAAAAAAGCCTCATTGAACGCTATTATAACGGCCCCGACAAAGAAGACCTTATCTATATGATGGATGTTACTCTTCATGCGGATCCTGCCAGGCACTGTAATGTGTTTGTCCCGCGAGAGAATTGGGCTGCCATAGCTCCCGAAAAGTCGCTTTTTAACAAGCCGATAGGGGTGGGTGGTGCTATCGGTTTCTTGGCTTGGCAGAACGCCATGGGCCTCTATATCAATGATATTACTCGGTGGCTAAATGAAGAGCTTGGTTTCAAAATGGTCGTATTTGTTGATGATATTTTTATCGTTACGACTCGAAAAACCGAGTTTTTGAACCTGATGCCCGAAATCCGCAAGCGGCTTGCAGCGATCAACGTTAGATTCAATGAGCGCAAATTCTACTGCCAGCACTATAGCAAGGGTGCTATGGTGCTTGGCGCCATGTGCAAATTTGACCGCTGTTACTTGAATAGAAACACCTGCAAGAAGGGCGTTGCGACAATCAAGAAAATGAAGCAGTGGCGAATTAACGAACGCAATATAAATCAAGTCCTAGCCAGCATTAACTGCTATACTGGCATGGCAAAGAAAAAGAACAACTTTAAACAGCTTATGGAATATAAGGAGCTTGGCCTAAAGCTTTTTGGGAAATATATGGAGTGGAACGAAAAGAAACAGTGTTTCAACTTACTTCCCAAATATTCCTTTAAAAATGTCCTCAAAAGACAATATAAGCTAACTATATGATTTTTGAGAAGGAGAAAAAAAATCATGCAAAAACAACGATTTAACGATGGGACTCCGGTTACTCCCGAATGGCTAAACTCTATACAAAACCCGACTTTCGAAGGATCCAGTGAAGATGTGGGGCATCTTCCTTTGCCGCCTCGTTACGAAGAAAAACAACAATGTAAGACTATCCATGTCGCTGGGGAAACGACCTCAGTTGATTTGGGCGACTGGCCTTATAATGCCGTTATTCTTGTTCAAAGGTTTATGCAAGGCGAAACCCCGGTCTATCCTAGAACTCTTACTGTTCGATGTGCGAATACTACAGGCGCAATCGTTGTGATTCCCGAATTAGACCAAGATGGAGCGCTTTCTATTCGTGTACAAGGAGCCGGATCGGCAGAACTTGCAACAACATCTTTAAAACGCGGTAATATCGCTATCATAAATGCGTATGATATCGTTGATGAAGTCCAGTGCTATGTTCGTAAGCTTCAGACGGGCGATCGTGTTGAGTTTACAAACGTTTTATCGTCAATCTTTACGGTTAATTACGACAATAGCCATAAGGCGATGGTCTATATCGATTCGAATTTTAATTTGGTGATATCGGCCGCAAATAATTCTACCATTAACGCCGTTGATTTTAAACTTCCTTTAAAGGCTCCTTCAATCACAAGTGGAACGGAAGGAGAGTCCGGCTTTTTCCAAGTATTAACTGATAATGAAAAGGCAACCTTTAAAATAAAAGGTCCTGAAACGTATAACGCCAATTTTGTTGAATTTAATTCAAAAACAGGCAGTTTTGTCCACGGACACTCGTATGAAAACGATACCGACACTATAGAAATGAATAATGCAACCTTAGATTTGCATAGAGAACATTCTGGTGCTGGCTATGGCTACGAGTCTCGTATTCTGTTTAATAAAACGATAAACAATTCGCTTAATATTGTTGAGTCTACTGGCACTATATGTACGTATAGCACTGATGGGGGTAATTTTAGCAATCCGCCACGCAAAACAGAAATTACTCCAGAAGGCGTTGTTTCATATACGTACCTTGATGGTCAATGGACTGCCAATACATAAAAAATTAAGGACGGTTTATCCGTCCTTTTTTAATTTTGTCTCACGATAAGTGCCAAAATGTCTCATTACAACCGCCGCGTTATACCCGGACGG